AGACTTGATGTACTATACTCTACTTTTGTTTGAAAATGAAGACGAAAAAGAATCTATTATTGAATATGATAGTGAGTACGATGGGTGCATTTCTTTTTCTAAGGAAATATTAGATGAACTAGATTGGAATGACGTTGATAAAGTAGATTGTATTCAGCAAGAAGACGGCTCAGTTCTTATTACACCTATAAGTAACACCAATGAAAAAAAAGTACAGGGATCGTCTAAGAAAACGGTTGACGCTTAATATGGTTTCCTTTGTTGGACAAAATAAAAGTAATGACTACATTAGTGGGTATAAAGAATGCCTTCGTAATGTGGAAAGTTATTTAGAAGAAGCTGAACTTTACGTAAACAATTTTTCTGAATAACGTTTAATTTAAATAAATAAATAAATCCGTCTCCTTTATTATTTAAAAGAGACGGATTTTTATTGTTTATCTTGATTGCTCTTCCCAATCCATGGAAGCAAAAATATGTCCACTACTATCACTTGCGGCCAAAAGCATCCAGTGTTGTTGACTTGGTTCCGGTTCCAGGGTCTATTGTTACATAGATCGGCTGTCCAGTAAGAGCAACATTTGTAGGGACATCATTATATGGAGACATTTTAACGACTTCATAACGATTGAAGTCCGTCGAATCAATAATGGTTGCCACGTCTGTGCTGCTTTGGTTGTACTAAGTGTAGAGCATTATGCTGGTGTGGTAGCTGCTACCTCACCATGAGGAACACAAAAAAGCCCATGTTTAAGTACCGTGGTCAAGCCTCGAAACCCCTTGAACCCATTATGTTTGAAGGTTATGAGATCAAATCTTTGCGCCACGGGAACACAAACCACGTCTTGTATTGCTATCCAAGAGCCGAGGATGGGGAGCCTTGTTGGGGTATGGACCTTGAAACTGCCAAGAAATGCGTTCTTAAAAATAAAAAACGCAAGGTTGTTGTTACAAACAAATGTGAATAAACTCCTATAGAATCAAAATGTAACGTTAAATTTGGAATAGGGCCAGTGGCAAGACCTAGTATGAATCATGAAGCACTTATGGATGATCTGGCTTACCAGATTCATGAGTTCTTAATGGAAGAAGCAACTGAATATAAGGGTGATCACTTGGTCCTTATTCCTGTAACAGCAATCGTAAAAAAGTTTGGGCGTAACCATAGAACAATTGCTCGCCGGTTATCTGCGTTAAAAGATCATGGGTTGTTGCTTCCTATTATTAAAAAAGATTACACTACTCTTTATTACGTAAAAGAGGAAGAGGAAAACTAATGGTCGAAGAACCGGGTAAAAATAACGGTAATAACCCTGCAGCAGATATTGCATATTTGCTTGCATCTTTTTCAGATAACGGAAGGTCTCTGCGTTCTTTTGTAAACCATCCTCAAGAACTTGGTGTCTGCATTTTAACTGCAGGGCTGTTGGCTAACTCAAAACTTATGATTAGTCCTGAGGATGCAGTAAAAAGTAGCTTTGACATTTATACCAAGATTCAGGGGCACGTTGCAAGGTATCAAAATATGCAGTTTGCGAATAATATTGAGGGTTGTTTTGAACGTCATCCAGAGGTGGACGGCGACTAACCCTTAAGCCTCATTAGGTATTGGGATCGCTCTGCTAAAAATTTTAACGATACTTCTACCTGCTTTTAATTCTTGTTTTAGTAATTCACAAGCCGCATCCGGATTTGTGTGTTGACCGCATGTAAAGACATCAATTGCTGCGTAGTTTAGTTCAGGCCAGGTGTGGATGGATATGTGGGACTCTGATAGCAGTGCTAGCGCCGTAACCCCCTGCGGTTCAAATTTGTGGCTTATCAATTGCAGAAGCGTTGCACCGGAACGGATTACAGCTTTTTTGATGGCTTCTTTGATGAAGTCCTCATTGTTTAGGTGGTCGGGGTTGCTGTCGTACACCTCAAGAATACAGTGACGACCAAGCGTTGCTACCTCATGCACTTCTACAGAACACACATTTTTTTGCCATTCTAAGGTCCAGAATCCTCGTCAACGTACAAAAATCGGTTACTGTACCGGTAGGTGAATTTTTTTTATGCCTACCGCGTGCCTGGATATTGACGTGGAGGTGCTTGAAAGCATTTACTTAGAACGCAAAATTCACCCCTTGTACTCTCGAACTGCGCCTCATACTCAGTTCTTGCAGTACCGCAGTGAAGGAGATACCCGACTCACCATCAACGGGAGTAGGCACTACAAAACCCCGTACGGTGCACTTCCGTCTGTAACTACCATTCTCTCTGCGACAAGTGGTAATAAGGCTGCCTTAGAAAGATGGGCAAAGAAAAATCCTGGTGGTCGTGAAGCTGCTGCCGCCAGGGGGACTCGGGTTCATAGTTTGATGGAGGAATACCTACTTGGTGTAGAGAAAAATCCTGTCATTGATGATCCAGAAATTGAGGCATTCTGGAATGGATTACCGGAAAAATTGGACAAGCTTGGACGTGTGTTGTGGGCTGAAAACCCAGTCGGTGACAACTTTTCTTGGACCATTGGTGGTGATGGGGTAAGTCGGGTCTGGCACCCAGGTATCAGCGAAAGTGAATGCTGGGGATGGGCAGGAGCACCGGATATTGTGGCTGAGTACAAAGGCAAAATTATTCTTGGTGACCTAAAGACTTCAAATGGTCCCTACTACAGTCGTTGGCCAGGGGCAGAGACGTTAAAGAGTGAGTACGCCATGAGGCGCTCTGGATTTATGAAGTATCAGAAGTGCCAGATGCAGCTAGGGGCCTATGCGCTTGGCCTGGAGCACACCATTGGGATTGTGCCTGAGGTCTTCATGACGTTCGTTGCTACTAGGGACCGGACTCAGGTTTTTGCTGTACAGGGAAGCACAATTGAAAAGTACAAAAACAAATGGCTTGAGGCTGTGACAAAATATTACAGTGAGATTCTTCCGACTCAAAACGAGATTGACATGGAAGTCGTAGATGGAGACAAGGCTGAAGGAGCTTAAAGCCAGATTCATGCGCTGTAATTTGAAATTTATAGGAAACGCCGTTAAACTGAGTCAATATGTCCCTTGCCACTATGGATTCCAGGCCCCCTAGGAAGGCGCTCCAACCTGGGGAGATAAACTTGGATCTTGTCCCAGAGGACTGGGCTTTAACTCCTCTTAATGGGAAACGGGCTTACGTCAGTGGTTGGACTTCCAACCCGTACACTATTAATCAGATTAAGGAAGAGTTAAGTGCTGGTCGCGCTACCGGCATTGGTCTGCTGAGCGGGCAACACTGCAATGAGTACGGTCTTATTTGGGTAGATATAGACGGAGAAGAAGCAATACCAGCTATTGAAGCCTTAGGTGGAGGTCCTCTTGATTCAATCTTTCCGCCAACACTGACCATCACCAGTGGAAAGCCTGGTAAGTCACGGATGCTGTTCCGCGTACCGAACCACAATGTAGAGATGCTGCCGGATAAGGCAACCTTGAAGCTGGATAAAGAGCCATGGGAGATTCTTTGGAGGAGCAGGCAAGGCGCCTTGATGGGTGCCCACCCTGATACAAACGGCTACCATACCTCCCCTCATGGTGGGTTTGAGTATGCCAAAAATTTACCGGAGATGCCCGACTGGCTCTATAAGGCAATTAGTAATGCGTACCCCTCCAGTAAGTACCGACGCAGAACAACTGGAGCAGGGCACTATTTGACAAAAAATATTAACCTTAAATATGAGGAGGATAGTAAATATAAATTAGAGTTAATTATTGGTGAAGCTCAGCAGTACCTGGAGGCTATGTCTCCCGAACGGGCCGACGACTATGAAGAATGGGTCGCTGTTGGTATGTCTCTTCATCAAATTGATGATAGTTTATTGATTGATTGGATTGAGTGGTCAATGCAATCTGAAGCTTTTGAAGAAGGCTGTTGTGAAGATAAGTGGGAATCATTTGAACGCCTACCAGGAGGACCAAACCCTGAGGGAGCCCGTGGTCTCAAGACATTACGAGCTAAGGCAAAGGAAGACGGGTTTATCGATATGCACGGATTTACCGCCCCAAGTATTGAAGAAGTTGCAAAAAGGATTACTGCTGAAAGTAATGAGGCCTTTGCTGATTATGTGGCTTCTGGTGGTGAAGTTTTTGATGAAAATTATGATGAAGAAGATGAGTACGTATCGGACGTTGGTGATTTCTTAAATTCTCTTGGGGCAAAGGGGAAGAACGGTAAGAAGTCCACCCGAAACCCTCCACCGTCTGAGATTGCGGATTTTGTTATGCCGCTTTGTAGAAAGAACGGTTGGCTGTATGATCCACGGTTCGACGTTTTTATGCATTATGACGAGAAACGCGGGATCTGGTCACGCCAAGGGTACAGTAAGGACTTTAAGCACGAAGTCCAGTTCACGCTCTGTAACTTGCCACTGCCTAATGGTTATAGCAATAACCTTATTAATGATGTTTGCGGACTCCTCGAAGGTCACCTTGCTCATTCCGACTGGAACGATGACGCATCTATGCTGGCCTTCCGTAACGGTGTTCTTGAACTCGATTCGGGTAACTTCCTAGAGCACAGCCGCAATAACTACATTACGTGGGGGCTTGATTTTGATTACAACCCACAGGTTCTTTCTGGGCCTATTGTTGACTGGCTTACACGTACACAATATAATGATAATGACCGAGTTCAAGTGCTGAGAGCTTGGTTGAGAGCCTGTTTAGTTGGTCGGGGTAATGAGTTGCAGCGGTTTCTTGAGGTCATTGGACCTGGTGGTCGCGGTAAATCGACCTATGCCAACCTATGTTGCGCCATGGTTGGGGCTGGAAACTATGCAAGCACTTCTCTCAATCAGTTAGAGCAGAGTCGGTTTGAGCTGTCATCTATTAAAGACAAGCGCCTTACTTTGATCAATGACTCAGAACGGTACGGCGGCTCAGCACAAACCTTTAAAGCGTTGACTGGCGGGGATTCCCTCCGTTATGAAGAAAAACTAAAGGCAATTGGTGAACCTTTTGTGTACACAGGGATGGTCATGGTTGCTGCCAATGAACCAATTCAGACAACGGATAATACTAGTGGCTTAGCCAGGCGCCGACTCACTATTGAGTTCAATCGAAAGCTATACGATAAGAGTAGCGAAGCTAAAGACATGATTAAGATTGATAAGGGCCATATTAGTGGTGTATGGAAAGATTATCTTCCCGGTCTTGTTAATTGGGTGCTTGAAATGAGTGAAAAAGATATGCGCCGTTACCTGCTTGATACTGTTGAAATGGTTCCTGCTCTACGCCGTGTCCGCAACAATATTCTTCTTAGCAGTAATAATTTAATTGAGTGGCTGCAATCGGAAGTTGTTCTTGATAAGGACAGTGTTACTGCTGTAGGTAAGAAAGTTCCTGCTGCAAAAGATAGTAATACTCGTTACTACAACACGCACTTACATCTGTATCCAAGTTACTGTGAACATTGTGACTCCACGGGGTCTAAGCCCGTTGGTCAAAAGCGTTTTGTTAACTTGTTACAAGATTGCTGCAAGAATCAGCTTAACTTAGATGATGTTTATTCTTTCAACAAGGCAGGACGTACATTTTTTAAGGGTATTGCAATTCGTGCTTCTGAACAATCTTTTAGGGATCTACCAACTATTCTTCCTGAAGGTAAGGATCAGTAATTCAGAATTACTTAGTACTTAGATTTTTTTCTTTTATTACTACTTCACAAGCCCTGCGATAGTAGTCACAGTCAGTTTTTCCTGCTGTCTCCAGAGCAGCTTTTATTTTTTTCCAGTTATCAATTGTCTGCTGATTCATTAGGTTTTATTGGGTCAATGGGCATCTCATGTTTAGACTGACACCAGGTTCTGTCGTTTGGTATCGTTTCCGTACCATACTCCCAGTCGTCGTAAGTGTCAAGATTCCTGAGGAGTGTGGCTAAACTTTCGATTAGTTGACGTTCGTCAGGCGTTAAGTTCATACTCCTTTTATTTTGTTATATCTTACCTGATCTGTTGTGTATTTTCCAGGAATTCCATACTTTTCTCTAAAACGGTTTATGCGATCAGTTAAACCTGTAAAATATATTTCTGGGTCAATAAGAGGTTTCTCATTTAAATCAAAGCTTGGTGTGCTTGAAATGAGTTGCTGACCTATAAGTGGGCCACCGCTTTCTTGTGCATATTGATCTTGAAGACGTAATGAAGGAATATCTGTACCCTCTTGGCTGAAGTCATTCATTCCTCTTACATACTGCTGAAGAAAACCAACTGCAGGAAAATCATTGTCTCCCATCACCGCCCCATGCTATGTAGAAATTGGGTTACTCGATCGCCTACCGGCATTTGTGAAGACGCATTCTGCGGATTGGTCTTCATGACAGCTTTTTGGTTTGCTATTTGATACGGTGCGCTTACTGCTTGACCTTGATTAGACCACCCACCAGGTAGCATGCCTTGGCGTTGAACGCCATCTACGTGCCCCATCTGACTGTAGTCAAATCCTGAAGGGCTGTATTGTTGATGCATCATCGTCCTTGTCCAACTCCAGTAAGCATGTCTAGGAAGGCTTGAACCCTTTCATTGGTGCTGCCGGTACGATCTTCTCCCATCTCAGGCTGAGCAATTTGGTCTGGTTGTTGCTGTTCTGGGTTCCACGCATTGGTGGCACCTAGTACCGGCTTTTGCATTGACCAAGGCATTGAGACAACGCCTTCTGGTTGGCCGGGTTGACGGACGCCTTGCTTCTGTATTACATCGTAACCGGCTTGGCCTGGTTGCACTTTAGCAGCTAGTTCAGGGTGTGCCTGTGCCCAGATCTGCATCCCCAGGGCCTCCTTTGAAGGACCTGCAATAGTGTTTGCGTACTGAGCCAGCTCAGCTTTGTATTGATCGCTCTGTGACCAATCAGGCGTTACTCCGTCCCTTGTGCCTAGAACAATACGAGTAGGACCTGGAAGTGGATTAGGCTTAGGTTGTTCATTAGGTGTACTGGACGGACGAAACGGCCTACGGTCGCCGGTCATGCCCGGTAAACGAGAAGGTAAGTTTTGAGTGCCGCCAGTCCAAGTGTTAAGGTTTTGCAGTGCACGCCCAAGCCCGGCGTTTTCAGAACCTATCGACAAATAATTTTGAAGTGCTTCAGTAAAACCGAAATCTGGTGTCCCTGGAATGCGTCCTTTTACTGCGCCTCCGGAAGGTACCGACTTACGAATAAATCCAGGCATCTCTACACTTAGCTTTCTTACAATAATTCTATCTTAAAAATTCTTTGATGAAAGAAATTGTTGCACAACAATACAATAGCGGTGTCAAGATAATTCAAACCCAGGATTCTAGAGGGCTAGATGTTTACTTGGTGTGCAGCTGGGAAGGTGATACTTGTCGTTATTGCGATTCTTTTCACATAGCTCTTGCATATGCAAAAGAATTTGATGATGAAGCTCAAAAAGTTTTGAGGGGGTAGCCCTGAAATTGGTAGTACAACAGTTCTATAGGTGAGATGATAGGGGTCTAACACTGCTAGACAGTCCCTTGCGCTGCAGTCGGTTTCGAGGGAGGGTTTTGACCCTTTTGAAAAGGTGATGCCGCTGAAAACTCCTAATGAAGAAAAAAGGGTTACTGCTTAGCAGACAGTAGTAGGGGTGTGAGGGTGTCTGCTAGTCAGTAACCCTTTTTTTTTCTATAAGAATTAATAGAGGCCGCAGTTTTTTGTGTTTCTCCGAGACGATCCTTGACATCCCTTGCAGCGCAGGCTACTGTCTAACAGTATTCGTCCCCTATCAACTTGCTCAACGCTAAAAAAACGGGTCAGTTCTTCGCGGACAGGGGTCTTGGCACCGAAGATTTGATCTGGCTGCTGAAATGCACAAAACTTCTACGTGAGCGCCTCCCTGGTGACCGCTGCTGGTGCCTGGACAAGATCAACCATCCGTTCTTCCATGGGTTCACACTCCAGGGAAGAGGGGCTCTCAAGAGTGCCCAGGAGGACTGTGAGAAAGCCTCAGGCAAGAGGCCCATGTACCGGGGCAGAGACGCCCGCTCTTTAATCCTGGCGATCACAGGACGCTATGGGGAGCCCGGGAAGGTGGTTGTACGTACTGCTGCCTGTAAATCCTTTTACTGCATCAATCCAACCCACTACTACTGGGGCACTAAAGGGGACGTGCAGTTGGAACGACTAAGGCGTGGAGGCACTGACCTACCTAACGAGGTGATCAAGCAGGTAAGGGAAGCAAGGCAATCAAATGCTCAGATCTATACCTACCAGAAACTGGCAGAAGAGTTTGATCTTTCTTACAGCGTTATACGTGGGATCTGCACCAAGGGTAATTATCAGACAACAGAAACGGCTGCGCAAAAAACTGTTATAGTTCCAGAGAAGCTAGGTTTAAGTATGGAAAATCTTGCAATTACAGAAGAAGACACTATGGATTACTCAAGTATCGAGTGTATTTGGGGCCACAAGGGACGGTTTGGGTTGATGGGTGAATGCCTTGACTGTATGGAGGAGATAGCCAAGGGTAAATGTGAAATAAATCTTAAATCTTTTGCTTTTGATAAGTATTGGACCGTACGCAGCTTCTGGGACAAAGTCAATATTCCTAAAGATCAGGACACAAAGCAGTGTTGGTCATGGGGTGGAGGCAGAAAACCAAGTAATGAAACGGTTGCTTACATGCCAAGTCCATTTCACTCAGCCAAAGCTCAGACTGCCCCACGGGTAGCGTTCTGGGTAGCCAGAGGTTACACTGGCAAATACCGGATTCAACACGCCAACAAAAACTGCGAATCTGGTTGCTGCAACCCAACACATTTAACCATTAAAGGGTTACAGTTAGTAGAACAACCAAAGCAATTAACTGTTTACGATTTATCTTATGGAAACATTTTCGAGCAAGTCAGGAAAGCCAGCGCAGAAGCGAAGTGAAATATTGCAAACTTGTTACCATAAAAAAGACTTTAAGTGGATAGGTCTGGTAACAATTGGACCAGATAATTTCTGGACAACACCTAGTCCAGACAAAGAAGAAGTTGAAAGTGACTTGCGTTCACTTGAAAAACAACTTAATTATGAATTGATTGAAACCGTTGAAATGGAAGGAGTGTATCCTGAACGCGCTACAATAATAGAAGAAAAGTATCAAGCCAGTGGCAGAACCAACAGCTTGTACACAGGATTAAATTTGAACAATGGCAAGGTACTTAACGACATTACCAAGTAATCTTGGTTACGTAAATCTTGGCACTATCCAAGCTTACCCAACTGGCGGTACTGGACCTACAGGGTATGGGCCTACAAGCTATTTTGGCAGTGATCCACTTCCTCCACGGCCGGGGGACAACATTAATAACCCAATTGACCTTGGGGACGTAAGCACATTTGATTCACTTTTTAAAACACTTACGTTAACCAACACGCACGGCGGTTTAACAAGAATACAAACAACATTTTACAAAGTACATCTTTTAAAACCGCGTTCAATTCAGTTTACACAGAACTACAGTCAAACTTCTTACGAATCAAGAACAAACAGAAACACTATAGTTTCAATTTATTCAATTGAGGATGGCAACCATAGAAGAGAATTACCAATCAACGACAACGGATACGTTTATACAACTTCAGCAATTCCTTATTCTGATTCGGACACCGATATAATTGAAAGCCGTACCGCAGACTATCCAAACACAATTCTTCCAGATGGAGAGTACTTATTTTTAATTACAAACGACATTCGTTTTATTGAAACCACTTATTCAATCTCAATAATAATCTCATTGACTGACTGGCGGTACACAAATGAGCCAGTAGAAAAAGCTATTGACTTTGGTTCCATAACAACCCCAGTGGATACCTCTTTTGATTTTGGTGGTATAGCCGCATAAATAGTACACTATTAGCAGCAAACGGTCTACACTATGCAAGTCATTAATGTTGAGCAGTTTGAAAACAATTTTGATGACATTATGGATGACGTTTACATTAATTTAGAGCACTATAAAATAATCACAAAAGATTCTGCGGTTATGTTAATTCCGGTAGAGGCCTATAATTTTTTAATGAATACGCACAAAGAACGGGTAAACAGAACAGAACATTAATTTATTAAAGATTTTGATTAATAGTTACACAGGTGGATTAAAGGGGGTAGGTTTTGCGTATGAAGTTGGTTTATTGAAGGGTGTAGGTTTTGCGTAAGGCTTAGGAGTATAGGTATTACCACGAGTAGAAACAGGATCAGCCATTCTTTTTGTAGTATCAGAAACTTCTTGGGTTGTAGAAGGACGAGTGATCTGTGCTTTATAGGGTTCTTGTTTAAATATTTCAGCCATTTTTACTGCTTGAGATGGAGAAGAAGTATTTGAAGTAGCTACTGGAGTAGCTGCAGGAGTTGTTGCTGCAGGCGTAGGCGTAGGTGCAGGTGCAGGAGTTGCTGCAGGAGTCGTAGCTGCTGCTGCTGCTGCTGCTGGAGCAGGGGTTGTCGTGGATGCCACCGGAGTTGTTGCTGTTGCTGGAGCTCCTGCAGCAGCTTTATCCAAAAGACGTTTCTTGGTACGATCTAACATATCAGGATCGTTCCATGCTTGTTTTTCTAACCCATAATTTTTAGCAATCTCTTCTCCAAGGGAAATTGAACCGCCATATTGATCCTTAGTGTTTCTAATGTATTCACCAATTTCATCGTCACTGAAGCCTTGTTTTTTTGCTTCTGCTAAATCTTGATCACCAAATATGTCAGGGTCATTGCCGTATGACGTAGATAGTTTTTTGTCAGGTGTACCATACCTAGACCATACTTGATTAGGAAGATTTAAATTTTTTGCAATATCATCTCCCAGTTGTACATTATTTTTTCTAGCCCATTCCCCCATTTCAGCGTCAGAGTAACCAGATTTTTTTGCGTCTTCATAATCAACTGTACCAAAAATTCCAGCATCATTACCTCCAGCTGTTGACATCGGTTTTCTGTAATCAGAAGTAGATGTCTGTACTTTACTAGAACGTAAGCCTTGTACTGCAGCAAGGTAAGAAGGAACAGGAGAAGGGTTTGCCATGATACAAAAATTAATTAAACAGTAGTTGATTAAGGTGTGTTTTGTTTTTTGGCCAGGGCATCAAGATACTTCTGTTGATCTTCCGAAGCAGTGGAAGATAGTTTAAAGGGGGTTTGAGTGGAAGAACTTGACGAATTAGTACTTGAAGCTGTAGTAGATGAGCTACTTTCAGGGACCCAAAAATCTCCGCCAGCTTCTCGTTCATAGTATTTTGAAAAATCTGAATGCTCTGTTTCAGGTGAAGTTGTATAAAAATGTTCGCCAGTATTAATGTTACGGTACCGTTGCACTTGTTTAGTTCCTTGACCTGCAGATTTAAATGCTTTACCTAATACGCCTTCAGAAGTATATCCTTGATTTTGTGCAGATTTAATTTCTTCCGGATCAGAACTTAGTAAATAATCGCCACTTTTTCCGCGCAACCTGGTCACATCAGCCGCACCTGCTGTTGTATCACCTGCTCCAAGCATATTAAATGCTGTTCCTTCAACATTCCAATCTGGGTTCTTTGTATCTTCAGCGGAAAGATTAGAAGAATATAAATGTTGGCCGGTTCTTTTATTGAATAATCGTGTAATAGGAGAAGTCGACTGAGTAGTGGAACTAGGAGTTGATGTACTAGTAGGTTGTCGAGTTGCGTTAACAGCCTTAACATAATCTTCTTGAGCATTTTGAGCGGCCCCAGCCCAAGTTGCTCGTGAGGCTGCCCACGGGTCAACACCACCGCTATTTGCTAATTGTTCTTTGTCGGCAATAGGTAATGACGACAAATAATTAGCCGCCTCCGTAGCGCGACCTTGTAGTTGATATTTATTTATCTGTTCAGGGGTACCTACTTCTTTATAACGTTGTTCAATGATCTTGTTTGTTTTGTCTTCAATTTCTTTCCTTATGTCTTCACCATGCTGGATATCTGCGTTAGAAATCGTAGAAAGGTAAAGTTGTGTAGGAGCCGGTGGCGGTAAAAGCCCGTATGTCGTGGCCATAACTTTTTATTTTTTTACGTGGAACTCTATACTGATCTTACTACCAATAAATTGAGCCAGGTGTTGAACCCCTACAACCCCCAAGGGGCCGAGAACGATGATCAAAAAAAGTTCGGCGTAGGTGATGGGCCTTTTCATGAGGAAGAAGTTCCGCAGTACATGGTCCAGTTTAACGAACTATTGTCTAATATGTCTACAAAGGTTATGTACTCATTAATGACCTGGCAGCAAAAACAGGTAGCAAAGTCCTGGTGGGAGGCCTGTAACTACGGCGGCAGGCCTAAACCAGGTGATTTAAAGCATATGGAAGACAAACGCAAGTATTATGAGTGGGTTTTACGGCTAGACCACATAAGACAGTGGGAATCTGCGTCAAAAAACGTTAAGATAATGGCAGAATTATAAAATTTTGTCATGTTGGCAGACATCTGGATTGAAGAAGAGTTGCCTATAGAGGTAAATAAAGTTGTTGCTCCTGTTGATCCAAATAAATATGTCAGCTATAGGTTTAATGGGCTTGATATACCTGCAGTAACTATAGAAAATCACGAGGAAAAGCTGGTACCTTCCCTGGCAAGGCAGGTAGAAATGTTTTTACCACCTTCAGGAAGCTTTGAAGAAGCTGATCTAAGGCGTTACCTAGAATTAGTACGTAGTTATGAGACCTCTACAAACGACCTGGTCCTTGGACTCTCATTGGCAGATCAAATACGAATATGTTTTAGTGACATGGTACCAGCAAAAATTTGTTCTAAATTTCCTGACATTGATTTAGCCACAAAACGCAGGTATCGGTGCGTTGCCGAGTACCTTATACGTCAAGAAGAACTGATTAAGATGAGGGATACATCAGGAAAACTAATAAAAGAAGTAGGAAATCTTGGAAAAATGGTAGTAATCTATCGTCCACTACCAAAAATAAGGGAAACCTTAAGGCGTTCGGGGCTGGCTAATTTCATTAAGCCTTCACCAAGGGAGCAGGCAGCACAAGCCGTACAATAGTTTTCAAGGTATCCGAATTAATTTTTTTTTCTTTTTCTTTGCTATCATCTTAAACAACCGCTTTAAATAGTATATGACTAACTACAAAACAAAAAAACTATCAAAGCTACTAGGGACGGCCCCTACCCAGACCGAACGTTTGATGGCAGAGCTTGCTGTTGAAAGGGTTTGCGATGATATGTGTGATTTTTATGATAGGTTTTATTTCTTTGAAGGCCCAGGTGCAATGGTATATGTACCAATGGCTAAAGAAGAAAAAGATACCATGTTCTATATGACTGTTGCTGCGCTCATTGCAGCCAAAGCGGACTTTGAAAGCAAAGACATGGACGGACTTGCAGAAGTAATGCGTAAGGCAATTGTTAAAGCGGAAGCCCTTGACCAAGAAAAGGAGGCTTTGTTCATCATTCAAGATCCAGAGCACATGTCCTTACTCCATTACAACCGACAAAAAGGTGCATCTGGGTTCGCTATGGCATGAGTTGTTACAAAAACCTACCTAAATATTTATTTCTCACCAAGATCTTAAGGATAGAGGAGGACTGGCTAACTCCTGTTGAGTATTTACCCTACATTTATGCATTGCTTGGTGATATTGACCTTGATCCGTGCACGACAGAACATGCAAACAAAGAGTATCTACGCGCAAAGAAAATATACACATTTAAAGAAGATGGTATAAATACTCATGAGCCGTGGCTTGGCAAGACTTATTTATTTCCCCCAACATATGGACGTTGTTCTTTTAGTAAAGAACGTGGAACTTGGAGGTGGGGATTAAAAGGCGGACACCATAGTAAATCTCCTTCTGTCGTGTGGTTTAACCGGTTAGAAAAAGAGTGGAAGCTTCGAAACGTATCTGAGGCTTTATTTTTTTCTACAAGTCATGAAATATTAAGAAGCTGCCCTAAAATCTGGGATTACCCGGTATGCATACCAAAAGACCGTGCTAGGTTGATACACGGAAAATTTATGTGTGTATTAGGTGCACCCTTTACATGGGGATTTTTTGTTTACTTACCTGGAACAGACCTTGGATTTAATCAAGTAGATAGGTTTAAAGAAATTTTTTCCCACGTAGGGAAAGTTATCTGTTAAACAGAGGCGAACGAAAGGAGTTTTTGAAACCGTATGTGCTGTCTCCGGGGCCAGATATAATAAAACGATCATCTTCTCTGCGCTCAGAGTCTATATTTTGTTTGTTTGCGTCTCTATTTTTTTCTATATACTCTTTTAAAAACCGTTTACCAGAAGTATTATCTGACACATTTGAACCATTAGGCCCACTTGCTTCCTGGTACCTGTTATCAACGTCGTAGTCCTGACTTGTATCTAGTTTCATGCTAATATTTGGGCAGCTACCTGCACTGACATGATTACTTTCAAGTCTACCCCAGCTGAAGACACCATTTGTTTTGGCGAAAGCAAGTCAAGCAATTATTTTTCTGATAACAATTTTTGGTTTGATCAGGACAGCTCATTTGCCTGTACGCCTGTTGGTGCGTCTGGCAATCGAATCAATTCACCTGCACACTACAATAAAAATGAGGACATTGAGTGCATAGAAGCAATTAAGGCTGCACTTGGAACAGAAAAGTTTCGAGGTTTTTGTCAAGGTAATGCAATTAAGTATTTGTGGCGTGCTGACCACAAGAACGATACTGTTGAAGACCTAAAAAAGTGCCGTTGGTATCTTGATCGTTTGATTGCATCACACGGAAGTATTTAAATGGTTTTACTGGAACCGAGACCACCCTGCTCTTGGTTCCAGTACCGCCAGAATCTACGTAAAGTTTCTTGAGAAGGGTCAAATTCAAGCAATTTACGTTCCAAATATTCAATTGCTTTAACTTGATTAGGTGTTCCAAGATAACTTTCTCCAATATTTAGCAAACATTGATTAAGCTGGCACTTGTGCTCAAAAAATAAAGGTACTTTCTTGTCTGGTGCCAAGTAAAAATTAAGTTCTACACGCCTACGTTCTTTTAATTTTGGGTCTACGTTTAAATAACGTGAGTTAATTAGAGGGCTCCATTCTTTAATAATGGATTTCTTACTAGCAAATGTATTTATTAACTCTAATAAATAAGATTCTTTAAATACAGCAAGCCCGACACTATGAGCATAACTTAGTACGGCTGCTTTCTTTTTATCGTTTAAGTTAGCAAATACGTATTCTTGAATTTGTTTTGCAAAAACTTTAAGGTCCTCTACTAATTGTTTATTTATTTCTTCTATTGTTGACTTTGTAAAAAAATTAACTGCGCGTTTATTTATATGTGTACTATCGTATCCAATTTTATAAAATTCTTCTCCTTTGTTTTTATATGAACCAAAACGCCCATAACCTAAGTAGATTCTGGGCGTTGCGTAACGTTGGATTATATTGATTCCGTCTTGATTTAAGAACGGCGGAAAAGATTCATCAAGGGACGACGACGCTGCCGTTGTAACTGACTTCCGAGTAACCATCTAGCTCCAGAAGAACAATGTAATCCTTGCTTGCATTGGTTACGTTAACAGCAACAACACCTTTGCCGCGACCATTTTTTGCAATGTTAGAAAAAACTTTGTAACCAGATGGAGCACTGGATCCAGTATAGGCATCTTCCTGGAAGATTTCCATTGTGTTAACGCCGACGCTACGGTCGATAGTTACAATTAAGTTTCCAGTACTGGCCGGGTTTACACGGAAGCCTCGAATATTTACGCCGGTGGTTGAAGAGGCTGAGGTTGTACCCTGATAAGTGATTTCACTACCAGCGTTAACAAAAAATGTGTCAAGCGTTCCTTTGATAGTACGAGTAACGGCCATGGTAATTAAGAGAGTTGACTTTCCGTGGAGTAGTTAAATTTAATTTCGGCATCAATGCCGTGTTCTTTCATAATACTAAAGAACATTTGTTTATCCATTATTTTTTGATGGAGCGTGTCCATAAACGCTTCTTCCAGTTCATCCCGGTCGAGTTGTTTCAAGCTCAGCGCTGCAGCGTGTAGAGCAAACTCTTCATTCATGGACAGCTCTAAAGCGTTGGCATCCATTTGTTATCCAATCCATACTGCTATCTTAGCAGCTATGAGTTATGCCGTCACCCCCACGCCTATACGGGCGTAGAAAAAGGTATATGTCGTTGATCAATAGCAAAATCAGGCAGGTCTGGAACACCCTCAACGTAGCCTGGGACTAGAGCTGGCAATCGTTCGGTAATGTACTGTTTCAGATAGTTTTCTGTTGCAGGGGTAGCAGCCATCTTTGTTCCATTTTTTATTTAAAAGAAGAGTGCTAAAAGCGTAGGTGCTTCCAAAAACCAATACAAATAGTAAAATGATTGGTTCCACTTGCGTTTTTGCTTTTTAACTACTATATTTTAGACTACTCAAAGCTTAATTCGCTGCAATATTAAAATCAACTTCCGCGCTGGTTCCTCCAACTTCACGCAAAAAATTAGCACGTAGTTTTTTCATTGGGAAACCATACGCGTTAAACGCATAAGTTCCGTTTTGTGTAATTGTGTTGGAAATCATTGCACCAAAATTTTCACCATCTAAGCTGCCATCTAACCTAACAACTACATTGGTATTAATATTGGTTACAGTAACGTTTAAAGTATAGTTCCGTGTAGATAAGTAGTTGGTAGCATATACATCAACAGTATCGGTAACTCCAGGGGCAGTTAACGTAGGGAAATTAAAAAATACTGTTTGCTGATAGCTTTCAAAAAAACTCATAATTACTTAGCAGCAAAAACAAAAGAAACTGTAGGAGTTCCTGCCGTAATTGTAACCAGGTTGCCTCTAATGAATTTCAGTGGGATGTTGGTGTAGCTAAGGAACGTAGTTCCATTGGCACTAATAGTGGTATTACCAGACGAGTTTAAATTAAAATAGTTTGTTCCGTCTAAACTTCCTTCAACTTTAACTACAACACTGGTAAATATACTGGCAACAGTAATCTGAGCAACGTAATTAATTGGCGCAGACAAGTTTTGCTCAGAAACTTTAAATGATTCTGTAGCACCTGTTGCGGTAAGAGGTGTAGCAGTAAAAAATATGCTATCAATAAAAGAAGGATCGTAACTCATGATTTACTTTTTGTAATCTAAGTTGGATTTTAACAGCCACTGATTTTTTTTGTGAACACGACCACGCTCAACACCTAGATCCAGGGTCAACTGATCACCAATTGCATTAGACATAGTAATCAGTTCATTAAAACATTCAGAAAGTTCATTATGATTTGTTGCTAGTTGAAGAATAATTCCTTCCTGATTAAAACAATTTTCAAAAGGAAGCTCAGGGATATTTGAATACGTAAGGTCCATCACCGTCTTAGGTGTAGCAATATCAAGAGACCTTATGTGTTCAGCAATGGTATCGATGCCTTCTTCCATTTCTTTATAGATTCTTTCTGTCAGAAGGTGCAGCTCATAGAACTTGCCACCCATTAAACCCCAATGTACAAGCTGTGTTTGGTGGTAAATGTTGACAGAATCGCGCAGACACTGCAACAACAGGCAGTAACAGGGCGTTGTTTTATCAGTAGTTGTTTTTGCCATAATTACCACAAATCTTCACATGCCCAGTATTTAGGTGTATTTTTGTCCATAGGCTTGTCGCATCCCATTCTAGCCCTAAAATTCTTTCTACGATCTTTGTCGTGGTGTTGTGTGTAGTCTTCGTAGCCGCGCCTGCCGTAACGTACTATTTTTTCTTCTCCGTCATGGCATGACTTGACTACCCACTTATGGGTGTCACCAGAAGGAGCACGCTGCGGCTTGTTGCACTTCATATGTTCTTTTGCTAGCCGCTTAGCTTTAGCGTGGTCAGCCATGGCTAATTACCTAAAGAAGGTGCGTAAACTTCTTCTCCCTTAGTTGCCACGTCAAATCCAGATGGAAGCCGTTCTTTCTGTAGGCTACGGATACCAGAAACATATCGAGCCAGAAAATCTGCAGTTTTATTCTGATCTTGCTCTTGATCAGGTTGCAATCCATCCAACATAAGCGTCCTCGCAAATATAAGGAATAGCTTGGTGCACAGTAGCCAGGTTTAAAGACCTTGGCCTTTGCTCAGTCCATTCCTTAATCTTATCAGCCCTTTCTTTAGTATATTTAGGATGTTCATCTGTGTACCAAAGATCAAGTTTTTGCGAAGCCTTAGAAGAGTTACAAGCGTTGCAGCAGCAAGCAAGGTTGTTTCTTGAACTATGCCCACCCTTGTGCTTGGGAATAATGTGATCAATCGTGGCCGTATCTGAACACAGTTGTCTATCACAATAAGCACATTTCCACTTCCACGCCTCAAAAATACTTTGCCTAAACTTCTTTCGAGCAAGTTTAGGCGTAAGAACAATCAGCTCAGCTAAAAGTTCGTTCTCAGTGTGAAACACGGTAGGTGCATGCTTCTAAGTAAAAGATATGGCGCATACATCTACCTGACTGCTATGATTACATCATGCTTGTTTAGCCAACAAGTATTACGGAGTATCGCCTAACTTGGTCATGGCACCTGCTTTGGGAGCAGGAATAATCTCAGTTCAAATCTGAGTACTCCGATTGACGACTCATGTCTTCTGCCGGATCGTATTCAGCTTGCTCCAGGAGACGCAGTATGTAGTAATGAATCCGATCAGTTACCCAGCGAAGGTCTTCATCCGACACGTCGCATAAAATGGCGTCTAAGCGTAGCTCACGGGTTGGTTGGCACACGTGGTCCGCCACAAGTTCTAATGCTTTATAGCGGCCACGAGTAAAATCTCCTAACATATTAATCCGGACTGAGAGCGCGGTAAGCTTCGATCATTTCTTCCTCATTTTCAGTAAACTTCTGCTTAAGAACATTAAGAATTTCTAAAGCTCCCTGAACCTTTAAGTACCCTTCTTTGGTGATCATGAGGTTGGCTTCCATTGTTCGAATATCTGTGGTCAAGGTTGAGAGCTGTTCCTGCAGGCCTTTTTCCAGTTCAGTTACGTGGCTTTCCATTTGTGAATAAGATCTTTAACGATCTTAACACTACCTCTTAGCCAGTGGGGTAAAAAGGCCGGCAAAAATTTCTATAAGTTTGTAAAACTTAGATAAAAAAATTTCAATAAAGGTTGAATTTTCTTTAATCTTAGGACTGAAAGTTAAGTTAATAATGGCAATAGCTAACCCATGCAAAGCCAGAATTACGTCTGTAATACTTTGTATATGGCTGGTAAGTTGTTTTAAAAAATCATCCATTACTATTAAACCTTTATTTAAAAATCCAGCCCCAACCGCTTGCGCCACCGCCATAAAACAAGCGTGGATTTAAATTTTTAAAACTGTAATGCTTATTCTTTCCTGCTCCTGGTAATTGATTTTCCCATACGCCATTAATTAAATCAAGATCACCATAAGGATCTTGCACTAACCAGTAACTATTGCTGTACCCAGTAATAACAATAAAGTGCCCACCGCCCCTCGGTGCATCAACTGTACCATGATGAAGTATTCCTACAGCAACAGGTTTCCCTTTGTCTATCTGTTGTTTAATTTCTTGTACATCTAAATTTGTATAAAATTTAGCATCAACTTTAAGAGCATTTAATGCACCGTAGTGAGCTTCTCTGGTAGTAGTATCGCCGTATTGATTTACGATTTTTAAATAATCTGTATCATCATTAATCCCTTTTACTTTTAGATATTTTAAACACATTGCCAAAGAACTTGTTTGACATTGACGCCATCCTTCTGGACCATTATCTTTTTGATCAAAAAAGGGAAAGTCACGTAGATAACGTAAGTCGCCGTCTTGAGAGTAAATAGAAATCTTAGGTGTAAGACCACTCCAGTGGTCATCATAAACCCACCATTTACCTAACTTAAAACTCATGTCAAGTAAAGTATGTCCGTCACGCTTCTCAAGTACTTGATTTGCTGGGTACGTCCTGCCTTGATATACCTTTGCTTTTAAATCATTAGGTAACTCTGAAGCTGGCTTAGGTTCTTTCTTGAACCAAGTCTGCTGCAAGGAAGTAACATCAATAAGTTTTATAACCGGTGCAGTTGATACGGGTTTACAAAATAAGTCAACCTCAGCTCCACGACGACGAGCTAGCCCTTCAATGATTTCTCCATTACCTCCCTTTGCCCAACGCGGTAGCTCTTGGCTTGCTGCAATATTAGGATTCTCTCCACTATTAAGCCGCTTACGTAAGGTTGATTCTTCAAGCGCATACTCACCAATATTGTAAGTAAAACTTACAAGTACATCAAACTGATTTTGATTTAACGGTACGGTAATTAATTTACTGACCGCTTGTTCAAATCGAGCCAGATCTTTTTGCAGTAACTGCTCTGCTTGAAGTTCTGTTATTGTCAGGCCTTCATGAACGTCGTCACCAGTGTGTCCGTAACCTATGGTTAAGACACCGACCACATCATAGTAAGCAGTAAGACGTAGGCCTTCAAACTTTTTTATTAAGTTTAAACCTGGTTTAGATGTCTTCACTGCAAGAGGTTGGTACTGATCTCACCTAATACTAACCGATACCTGCGCTTGTAGTTCCAGAGTTAAATGCAATTGTATCTATGCCAGCAGATTTTGTTCCGGTAGAAAGCGGTTCTGTAGGCCCAGGATTTTCTCCAAGAACTGGCCAGGTATGGTATTCAGGAGAAGTTATAAAGGTGGCAAGCTCCTCTGTTGTTTTAGTTGTTTTGATTGTTAAAATTTTAAGACGGGATGAGTCACGAATATCTTCCCTCCAGGTTTTAACGTCTGGGTCAACTAACTTGCCATTATCAACCAAACGAGTAATCATCCAATCAGTAGGAATTAAAAGAGTATTTGCGGTGTAACGAGTCTGATCAACCCACTGAGTTACAAGTTGATCATGATCTTTAGGTAAACCTGGCCCCCAATAAAAACGTTGATCGTACCAAGGGGACGGAGGATCGGGTACTTCGGTGATACCAATATCTTTGCGATCTTCTGGCGAAGCTAAGCGAAGCCAGTTCGCAGGGTACTGAGTTCCATTTGGTGTTTCAAAAGGAACATCAAGTGCTAATGGCTTGCCGTTTAGAAGAAACATTATGATACAGCTTTTTAGTTATTGTAAGCCTTATCAGCCTTGGCGCCAGGAGCTTGACAGCACAGAAGATGTGTCCACGGGGGTTAGAAATAAGGACCAGGCTTTTAGGGGCGTTCTCAAACTTTCGGGCGAGAAACGTTTAATGCAGTTAACCTAGCTGCACCCCAGCCTCCTAGACGTGTCCACTAATGGGGCCAGCATTCATCAGCGCAAGCGCGAAGTTTGGCGATGAACTCTTCTAACTCCTCGCGTGTTTTGAACGATTCCGTGTAGTGCGAGTCGTTGTCGTTGGTGAGCCAAACAACGCCGTCCCTGTGTGAACACTCGTGCTTACAGGTGCCTGCAGTGGGGTCGTACTCCCAGAATTCGTCAGTCATGGCGTTAATGTTAGGTGTCATCGGGCGCGGGCGTATTGGAAAGGTGATTCGGCCCAAGCAAAACCGATGTAGGTATTACCACTTTGATTCCACACGGCATCTACGTCTCGCAACTTGAAGCCATTAGATAAAGCATCAACAACGTTGCGGTCGCTGGCTTCAGCAGAACTACTGTTGGCCTCAAGCCTGTTGTTCATCACGTTATAGGTGTTCCGAGCGGTATCAAACAAGTACCAAGGTCCAGTGGTGTTGCTTACCTTCAAAAGTATTAGGCGCGGGCGGAAACCCAGGAAGCAGAAAGGCCCATCTGTCGATCCATTTCCGGTGTAACTGAACCCATTACTGTACCCGACTACTGGGGCGAAACAGTAAGCGACATAGGTAACGCCGCTTTCGTTCACACCAACCGCATAAATTGTGTCAAATACGGTTGATGTCGGGTTGGCTCTTGTCTGTGCACCCCACCATGCCTGAGCAACAGTTGTATTAAGCTCAAGATAGTAATTGGCTGATAATGCTGTAGGCATCTGTACTGCCCACCGGCTAGTCGCGCTTCTTGCTTTAGTGATTACAAGTTGAGGGGTAACGCCAAGACCGTGACCGACAGTTGCATTTCCATTTCCAGATAAAGTCCCCGTATAAGTAACAATCGAGAACCCCGCACTGGCATTAGCTCTCACACTCGAAGTGATGGAGCCTTGTGTGTTGGTGACTGTTGATGAACCGGCGTCCCAGCACCAGCCAACATAGGTTTGGCCGCTGGTATTGACGTAATCACTAGATGATCCAGCAGTAAGCGCAAAACCAGTCGAGTTGAAAGCGTTTAGATAGCCATAGGTGGAGTTGTCGCTAGCACCGCCTTCGGCTGTAGTTGAATCACTGATAAGACCTGTATTAGGTCCGTTACCACGGATGGTGTCGTACAAAAGGCTGGAAAAAGTAGAACTACGTCGTTTGATCCAGACGAAATCAGGACTAAAAGCACCTGGCAATGTAATGGTTTGACTGCCACCATTGCCTGACCATAAAGCAACATCCATCACCGTATTAGGCTTGGCGACTACTGGGGCGGGCAGGTTGGTATCGCACAGCGCCTTGAAGCCGCTTGGGACGCTGCTGGGGAAGGCCCAGGGGCGTTGGCCGAAGTTCATGGCTTGACCACTTCCAGCGGCGTAGTACGAGGTTAACAAGGGAACATATGTTCCCGTGATACCAGTAAATGCGGTGCCTTGGCTGACTCCGTTTTTGTAAAAAGTCAAAGTTCCGCTGTCGGCATCAAATGCTGTACCTATGACATCCCCACTTCCGTATGTTGCCCCGTAGCTTGCGCTAGATACTCCTGGCGCTTGACCTTTTGCACCGGTGCCGCCATAGTAAACATATCCTTTTACCGTAGGGTAAGAGTTTACAGCAGAAGCCAGGTTTGAAGTTACATCTGCAATGCCTGCATGAAGGAAAGAGTCAGGTGGACTGCCTTCCCACATAGTTTGCTCCCAGTACCATTTTCCAGAGGACATGGCA